AGAAGCGCTCAAGGAGAGTATCACACATACGGTTCTCCTATTGACCATAATTAGGCGAAGACTAACTTAAACACTATTAAAACTGGCTGGCCTTTCTAATCTATAAAAGTAGTAAGTAACATATGAATATATCACGGTCGCAAACTAAAGGCAAAACCTTAGCCTTCTATATGAAAATTTTTCTCGTGCTATTTTTTGTTCTATTAAGTGGCTGTGTCAAAGTATCAGTATCTTGTAATGTTAATAATATAGAAGAAATCGCATCCGCGGTCGAAGACTGTAAAGAACAACCTAACATGGCCATATCAAAGGAGTTTTAGAGATTATTACTATTATACATAGTTATGTTGAAACCCAAAGGAACCATGCTAGAGCTAACAGATAACGCAATACAACGATTAACTTACATAGCAAATAAGGCAGGCACTCGTTATGTGAGATTAGACATTAAGGGTGGTGGATGTGCAGGCTTTGAATATAAGTGGTCTACTACTGATACAAGGGAAGATACTGATTGTTTATTAGGTAACGTATTAGTGGCCAGTTTAGAGTTAGAATTATACTTACTAGGGACTACGTTAGATTGGGTAGAGGGTGAGTTTAATAGTGAGTTTAAGATAACGAATCCTAATAGTAAAAGCAGTTGTGGCTGTGGGGAATCGTTTAGTGTTTAGTTGGTGGGAAAAGATACTCTTTGGTTGTTTTGCTAGTTATATACTATATGTCTTTGTTTTAGCGGTGGCCAATACCATTTGTGATTGTATATAAAACGCCTAAAAATTTTTCGCTTACTGTGATAAATACTCTAATGTTAACTTGTGCGGAATTGACTATATGCTTGAAAGAACGAAAACACCTATATTAATCTCTATGCCTCGTAATGGCTCTCATTATGTGGCTCACTTTATAAGAGAGATATACAAACATAATGGTTTGTTACCTCCTGTAGATTTTACAAACGAATTTTTAGATGTTAATCCTACTAAACCTATGCAACCTATTTCTAAACGAATAGAGTTTTTAGAGTACTGCCGTAATACATGGAATTTAAATATGTTTATGAATGTTCATTCTCATCAATTAATGACACCAATTCATATACGTTCTCGTCCAAATGTACATTGTGTATTTGATTGGTTTCAGGAGTTCTATAGTGGTTATCAAATTGTAATACTACGTAGAAAGTATTTGTGGAAGGCTTTTATAAGTTGGTTGTTTCATAAAGCAGTAAGAGATAGTTTAGATAGAGCTGGGGATATAGGTTCAACTGAAAGAGAGAAACTACATAATTGGCATAATAAAACTAATATAGGTGTTAACGTTGAAGACACTTTAAAATCAACTGTGTTAAAGTATAAACCTGTATTTAAATGGGATGCTTATTTCTTTGGTCAATATTGTACAAGTGTTCGTTATCTAAATGAAATTATAATATCTTATTATGATCAAACTAGTATTAAATTAAATACACGTAATTTATGGTTAGAGGATTGTAATGATGAAAGTTTAAAGAGTATGTTCTTTCAGGAATATTATATACCAAATAGTACTTTACATGGTGAATGGACTCAACCTTATAAACCTTTTACTATTAAATATGAAACTTATTTTGGTGAACATTTGGCTGAAATACAAGACAAGTATAATGAACAATATGAAAAAGAGTTTAAGTATTACGGATATACTAATTAGGTAATAAATCAAATGCCCAAGCTTTTTCGTAACACCAAAAACATTGCCAACACCATTCAGTAAAGTTATTAGTTTGATTAGGACCTCCAACACAACTACGTGTAATAGGATATAGGTCTTTCATTAAACCTTCTTCTTTATAGATACTTGCAATAAATCTTTTGTTTAAATTAACCCAAGGTTTATATACATTGTATTTTAGTTCAGGTTCATTTTCAACATCACGTCTTGCTTCACCTCTTATTCTAGCAATGTTATTTTTATCAAAATTAATATTAGGAAACTTTTTTATTGCATAGTCACTAAACTTTACTCTTACTTCCATAGGTGGATTTGCAGACATACCATCTAAACGTAAAGGTCTATCTAAACGTGCCATAAAAGCATCCGAACCATCATCTATTTGATTGGCCTTTGACATTTGTTGTAGGTTTAACGTTTTGTATTCTGGTCTTTCGTCTATAAATTTTTGTGCTTTTACATAGTGTACAGGATCCTTATCATCATAGTTTTCAATTGTATGTTCGTGTATCTTTGCCTTAGGAAATCTATTCTTTATAAACTCAACTATTTCAGCAGCTGCATCAGCATCTTTTGGTCCATGTACATCTCTAAATGTTAAAGGATAAATGTCAATGTTAGGGAAATGTTTGGCAGTTAAATATAATGCGGCCGCAGAGTCACAACCGCCTGATAATGAAGCAACTACTGTTTTAGGTATACCATTTTCATCTAATGCTACATCAGCCTTTGCTCTGTCTTTATAAGGTGATGTTTCCATTAAATCTGCTATGTTTGAATAGAAAGGAATTGTTATGTTATTATATGTTATATTCATTATTTAATTTCTCCATGTCTTACTTTTCTCCAATGTGTTAACTCTGGTGTTACATTAAAATAAGTTTCTTTTTTTATTTTCTTTACTACGTGTTTATCACTTGGTTTAGGAAAATTAGCATATGCCTCTTGTACGTTCTTTCTTAAATTTCTACTTCTAGGATCAAAACCTCTATTAGTATTAATTAGTAATAAAGTTATGCCTTCTTCTTCAGCCATCTCTTTTGCTCTTTCAATCTCATGTTCGTTATACCCAAATATTATATATTGCCAAACTATCGGGTGACCCATGGCAACACCCATTTTCATAGTTTCCCATACTTGTTCAAAGTTAGAACCGATACGATACAATTCTGATTTCTTATCTAAACCATCTACACCAAAGTACCAACAATTTTCTCCTAGACCATAACTATATGCTTTTTCCCACCACTTTTCATCCATGCCTTTTGTGTTAGTACCATTAGTTGCAACTCTTAAACCTTTACCTAAACCATCCATCATTTCTAAAAATGTTAAGAATTGTGGGTGATAGATTGGGTCAGATATTTGACCACAAAAGGTTATTTGATGTTCATAGTAGGATAGTATTTTTCTAAACTCATTAGGATCAATATCAAATGATCTTGCTATTCTAGGTAGACCTTCTACCTTTTGTCGTAAACATTGTGGGCAACGTAATATACACCTATGAGATAAATCCATATTAGGTGATGAGAAACGTTGATTACGAATATAAAAGTCTGTTAGTTCGCTCATATTTTATAATTATCCTTTTCTCTATTACCACACTTGTATTGACATTGTTTTGGTGTACAACTTGGATTATTTAATAGTGAATCAAAGAAGTGTTCCCATTCTTTAGAACCATATATGTCCTCTAACTTATCATTATTCTTTAATGCAAGATGTTCATCTTTTAAATGAAATACTTCCTCTACACTATGGTCGTTTTTAGGATCATCTAACCAACAACAAGGTAACATAAAACCATCTGCTGTGTAAGCTGCAGGCTTATGATAACTCTTTGGCTCGTATGTTAAACAACGAGGTTTAATCTTTATATCTTTAGGATCCATTTCTTTCATAATACTATTATATCATATACAATACTAATGTCAAGCATTGTGAAATTCTATTATATCATCTGGAGAACACTTGTTTTCCCAATTCTCTCCTTTAGGGTCTGTAGAGTTAGTTTTTAGAGGGTCATCAAAATCTGCTTTATAACCTAGTTGTAATACATGTAATGGTGCTTCTTTTACCCATGGCAATTCTGACCATTGTTTACCATATTTGTTCTTTTCTATAAAGTATCTATTTTGTTCTTCATCCCAATCCCATATAGGCCAAGATTGTATAAATGAAACAGATAATCCTTTTTCTAATGCAAGAGCTGTCAATGACATGATAAACATACCTACTTCTAATGAGGCAAGATTTCTATTTGCAGTTCTTCTAAACGTATTAGGATCAGATTGTGAAAATCTTTTATCTGTTCTACCTACATCTATATCAGTTTGCTTATGTCTATTTTCATGTTCAGCAGTAAACTGATTATCATTGGCTAATCTTACGGTAAACAATAATGTATATGGTGGACGTTTATTATGTAAACCCAAATCTGTATTAGTATCCATTTCTAATTCATACTTTGCAACACTACCTGTTTTATGTAAAGCACATATACCTGTAATAATATCTAGTTCTTTTTTATTATCAGGTCCTATGACGTGTATTTTAAATGGTTGTAAATTATTTTTAGATGGTGTTAACTCTAAACATTTTTTTAATAATGTATTGACTTCTTCTTTACTTGGAATCTTTTCGTTATCCCATGCAGCTCTTACTTGTCTTCGTTTCTTTATCAAATCTTCCCACATTATATTATATTTGTATCTGAAGCTTCTTCAGCTTCTTTTACTGATTTATCCCATGTTTGAAATATTTTTGCTTGTTCGTTATGATCTCTATGTTTAGTAGGATCATAAAATTCTTCTAGTTCAGGAAACACTTCAAACAAATGTGATTCCCATTTTGTGCCTTCATAGAATTTATCTGCCTTTAACATATAATCAAATACATTTTGTAAATCTACATCTGGATCAGCAGGTCTTTCCAATGCAGCTATTATATCAGGCCAATCTTTATATTTTGGTATTAACGACTTCTTAATTTTTTCTGGTAAGTTATTAGGTCTTAAATGTTTAGGTTTGTCAATCATTGCCCAATTCAATTGGTCAATAACAGGATTGTCTTTACACCAATCAATAACTTCGTAAAATCTCATAACTGAAAGATTAGAAACTAAACCATTAAAGTCAACGACAACGTTAGGGTGTTTACGACACATCTCTATATTTTCTACAACTTCTTCCCATTCAGTTCTTCTTCTCATATATTCAATAGTTTTACCAATACCATCTACTGAAGCGACCATAGATACATTTTTAAAATGAGGAATGTAATTAAATATATTGTGTCTACCTTTTTTAGTTTTAGTTAAGTTGGTTTGATATTTTAAATAGATATGTTTTGCATGGCCACTTTCAATAACCTTTTCTAATAACTCATAATGTTTTTTCATAATTAATGGTTCACCACCAATCACTTTAATACTTCTAACGTAAGGTAATAATTCAAGTACTTGTTCAGTAACACCTTCAGTTTTATCTGCCATTACAAGTTTCATATAGTCTTCTCTAACTTTACCTCGTTCACCAAATACAGCATCATTCCAAACACCCTTTTCAGCAACACGTTGTCTAGTTGTTGAATTAGCGTGTACACACATAAAACAGTCAAGGTTACATTCTGAACCAAATACTTTTAATTGTATTTCTAAAATTCTTTCATCAAAGGCCCACTTACCACTTGCATTGTATAGTTCAACATTTTTTTGAATATTATCCCAAAACTCTTTATCGTTAGTATGAATTTTTAAACAGTTTGTTCTTCTACTTCTACCGTATTTGTCCTCATCACTTCTACATCTTCGGCATATATCATTAACTGCTTTAAAGTCTGTTTTAGGATCAAGCATTTCTTTACGAATACTATTCATATATTCACTATCAACCATCCATTCTTTTAACGTGGTATTTTTAATAGTTTCGTGTTCAGCATCTTTACCAAAACAACAAGCTCTGTATTTACCACTTATCTCATTATAGACTTGTGTAAATGGTATTGTACAAAACCATATATCTTTATCTCTTGCTTGTTGTAAAATTGACTTGTCTTCTGGTGGTTGTCCAGGTATAGTTTTAGTAGCTTTGAGTTTTGTTTTATCTGATAGATTTTCCCATTTCCACCATTCTTCAGTATTTACATTACCAGGTGTTGAGCGATCACCTGGACCACCCTTTGTAAGCATTTTCTCAACCTGTTTATCGTGCATATCATCAATATCTTTCACAGGCTTATTATTTAAGTCACTCATAATTTTATTTATTCCTATATTAAGTATCTATTTTTATAAATTCAATATCGTTAATTACTTCTACTATATCAATATAATTTAACTTATTTCTTTTTACATAATTATAAACTCTAGCAAATGCTTTCATATTTTTCTCTATATCATTTATTCCTGAAGCTTCATATTCAGCGCACATAGGTAATACTATATTTGTTTTATATTTTTTTTCTGAAAAATATTTTGCACTACACAATTTAGATTTTATCACACATCCCGAGGTATTGCAACCTCCTATGACAATTTGAGTGTTGTAATTTTGCATTTGAAAGTTAAGTGTTTGTAGTAATAATTGTTCAATATCTTCTACACTAGAATTAACATTTTGAATATCTAGCCATTTCCATCTCTCATTTACAGCAATATTTCGTATTTCTTGCAATTTCTTATCTCTAATACTATTACCAATAGATAATATAATACAACTATTCCTATCTATGGATGTGTTTTCAGTTATTTGTTGAAGGGTACTATATCTTAAATCATTTACATAATCATCAGCAAGTATTTTATGTCCTTCAAAGTCAATTAATAATATAACAGTTTTCATTTATATCCAATTAATAATTCTTTCAAAGTTTGGTCGTAGGTCAGTTATTTCTCCATTATACTTTTTTGGTTCTTTAAATGTTTTTCCTTTACCAATAGACATAATCATTATTGGACTTGTTTTTACAAACGGTATTGTTTTTATCCAGTCTTTGTAATTTGCAGAAAAACACTTTGTATAAGTAACATCTAAATTGTTTTCTAAACACAATGTTGTAAGTATCTTTACAAACATACCAACTTCGATAGAATTGGTTGAATATAAAGTTTCAAATTTTTTAGGATCAACAGCTTCATAATAAACACCTTTACTAATTAAGTATTCTTGTTCCTTGTTAGGTTCATTTTCAAGTCTGTTTGTAAAAATTAAATTGTAAGGTGCAGTTAATAAACAAAGTAAATTTTCATTTAATCTAGGTTTATCAATAGTAGTGTTGTTGGTATTAGTCTGTGCCTCATTTGTTGTACATATATTATAAATTGATTCTTTAATAGATTTTTCATTTGGGCCTACAATGTGTATTGTATATGCCATAAATTGATTTTTTGAAGGAGTAACTTTCCAAGTTCGTTTTAAAAGTGAATTAATTAAATCTTTACTAGGAATTATTTCACTTTCAAATTCATAAACGTGTTTTCTTTTTTTTAAAATATCATCAATATTCATATTTTTATTTATAATAAATATATTCATGCATAAAAAGATATTAATAGTAAGTGGCTGTAGTTGGACTGACCCAAATCAATTATCTGAAGATATAAATGTTTCAGATAATATTGTACGTAATTATAATAGATGGCCAAGTATGTTAGCTGATAAGTTAGATATGAATTTAATAAATTATGGAAAAATAGCTTCAGGAAACGAATATATTTGCTCTTCTTTAATTGATAATATTTCATCAATGAATGAAAACAAAAGAAATAATATTGGTTTAGTTATTGTTGCTTGGAGTGAGGCAAAGCGTACAGATTTTGAATATAGGAAAAACGAAAATGATTATTACGTGAATGGGCTTTTTTCAACCCGAGATAAAAAAAGGTATAATAAAGATTATATTTGGGATAGTGTATTATACACAGACCCTTTAAGAGGCGATATGTTTTATAGGGTAAAACAATCAATTAGATATATGTACTTACTACAAACCTTTTTAAAATTTAATAATATACCATATAAGATGGTACAAGCTGTACCTTTACAACAATTATCAAATTTAGGAACGGAGTTTAATTTAGATTTCACATTTGGTTCATCACAAAGAGCAGATACAATACGAAACCTAGACGTAGTTCAAAATGATTTTAACAAAGAATTGTCTAGTGCATTGGTAGATTTTCAGCTTTATCATTCGATAGATAAAAATAATTTTATAGGTTGGCCAACCTTAATGCAACTTGATGGTTATTCATTATATGATAAATTAAATAAGAAAACAGATTTTATATCTGACTTAACTACCTTCACAGAATATAAAAAAGATAATCATCCTAATCAAAACGGTCATAATAAAATAGCAAATATTATCTTAAATAATATAAATACTAGCATATAATTTTATATTTTATTTTCCGAACATTGTCGAATTAACCCACAAGAGGACTTACACTTATGCCTAAAGAGCCTAAGAAGATTACACTTACGTCTTTAAAGAAAAAGGCACCTAAAATACCATCATATACTTGTGTGTCTATAGATAATGTAATCAGTAAATTAGAAAAGTTAGTTGAACGTAAAAGGACGTTAGATAAAAAATCGTTAAAAGACTTAACCAAACGATTAGAAAAATTAAGAACGGCCAATGAAGACCTACGAGAAGGTGGTATCTATTGGTACGAAAAATTAAAACTGTTATTAAAAAATAGATAGGAGGTTTCCTATGAATTACTACGTTACAGGAACACTTATTATATTATTAGTTGCGTTTGCATTAATTGTTGGACCTTATCCATATTAACAAGGTTCTAATACAAAATATTCAGCACTAATGTATTTTCTACATTTCTTTCTCTTACTTTGTCCATCATCCTGATTTAGTTGTAAATAAATCAAACTGTAATAGTCGTAATGTCTATCTGTAGAATGAGCAGTAATAATTCTATTATTATCAAAATCAATAACTACTTGTTGACCCCAAGCACCATCCATCATTAAAATAGGTCTGTCATTAATACCAATCGGATCAAAGTGAAATTGACCACCATAACTTTGAGTGGCACTATGGTTACCTCTAAACTTACTATACTGAATAAACTGTTTATCAATTCTATTTTCATACATTGTCTTTAAATATTTACCAACGCAAGTATCATTATTCCAATGATCTAATATTAATTTTGCAATTCTTAAATAATCATATCTTTGAGCCCAAAAAGAATATCTACCATATTCACCTTTTCTGTTACCATCTTTTATTCTTAATGTTTTGCCGAAATAAACTCTTTTTTTAACTTTTGCGTCTTCAACAAATACTTTGTGAAGTAATTTTTCCCAATCATCACCAGTTTTGTATATAACATAGTTAATTATAACATTCGTTGTCATAGCACTATAATTATAATAAGTACCAGGTTCTAAACCATCTTTATTTTTAAAGTATCTTTTCATAGCAGTTTTAATCGGTATTGTATTAACATTAGGACCTTTACCTTTGATAGGGTTGTCCCATCCGTAAATTCTTTCACCTAATATTTCATCATCACCTGCCTGCATATTGAGTAAATCAATCAATCTTTGATTTTCATATAAAGTATTAGCTACAGTTGGATAATCTATTCTATCAAAAATTGTATGATTAATATAACCACCACATAAAGCATAACCTGTAACAACAGATACTAAACTTTTACCAATTGAGTGTGAAGGATATGGTCCTGTGTATTTACTTTTTCTATTTTGATCAACTATAATCTTATTATTTTCCCATAATAGATAACTTACAAGTCCTGTTTTTTTGTCTGATATTTGTTCATTAACTGTTTTTGATAATTCGTTAGTTTGCAAATCAAACTCAAACTCATATGTGTTATTTTTTTTATCACCAATTTTGTACTTGTGCATACAATCAAAACAATATTTCTCATTGCCATGATCAGCAAAAACAACACCAATAGATAGTACAAATGTAAATAACAGATAGTATATAAAAAGTTTTTTCATTATATTCCGTATTCGTTTAATCTAAAATCTACCACAGGCATAAAGTCGTAGGCATATTCATAATCAGGTAATGCACCTGACATTTTAACTAACGTATCATTTGGTTTCTTTTTATCAAAAAACTTTTGTAAAACAGTTTTAAGATTTTCAGCCATCACGTTATGAATATTTTTATTAAATTTACAAAACAATGATCCACAAACTACATTGACATCTGTGGCACCAACTTTTTTTGCAACGTTAATAATTTCGTTTCTTAATTGTTCATTTGTCATAATGTTCTCCTTTGTTAGTTTATTTTAAATATAAAGGTCCTGTCCATTGTATTGGATAGTTACCTGTTAATACATTTCCTCTTGGTGAGTTTAAAGCAGGTGCATTAAAACCAGCGGCTTTCAATATATCACCTTTTTTAAAATGTTTAAAATCTTCTTTTACAATAAAACAAAATACGCCGTTTTCTTGTACAATCTTAATGTACTTTTTACCAGGTCTTATAGATGTTTTAGAATCCCAATTATCAACTTGTTCTTTAGAATAACCAGTAAGTTCTTTGCCACCCATTGTTGACCATTTTACATAATCAGATTTGGCACCAGCCATTAGATTTGTAATTCCTTCATCAAGTGTTTTTGCAGTTTGTGTTACCATAGTCATAGTGTTATATGTCCTTTTTAGTTTTCATTATTTGTATTACTTGAAATAAAGATTTTGTTTTAAGTAATTTGTTTCCATAAGCAAGTCTTTTTTCAAGTTTCTTAATTGCAGTTTTTAATTGTTTATTATTCATTATGCAGCCTCCAACATAGTCATTGGTACTCTATAAGTTGTAATATTACATTGTACTAAACATTTCGATTGCATAATCTTTTTAATTACACCAGGTGTTTTTTTAGTCTTTTGTACAATGTTAACTTTTTGTCCAACAACCATAGAATTTTTAACTTTGTCTTTTATAACATTGTTAATCATATTTTTCATACTATTTAAATCTTTAATAGTCATTGTACTCATCATTTCATTAAATTTAGTTATATTCATAATGTTTTCTCCTATTTGTTTTGTAATGCGATTGATATTAAACCAGTTACTATTCCTGTTAAGGCCATCATGGCACCTATCATAAAGTTGTTTTCTTCTACAGCACCAGCACATCCGATCATACTGAATAGAAAAATAACAAACATAACTGCCGATGTATGTTCTTTTATTTTTTTCATAGTTTCTTCTTTGTATCTTAACTGATTATAAGCCTCAATTTGATTAAGTGCATTTTTTTGTAGTGTCATAGTGTTTCCTTTTATTATTTTACTTTTATTATACCAGTTTCTTCGTATGCCTTATAGTCGTTAATGATTTTATTAATAGCATTTTTCATATTAATGTCAATCATCTTTAAAAGAGTGTTATCAACTTCAATAACTTCTTTTACGTTTTTGTTTATCTTACTGATTTGTCTATATGCAATGTTTCTAACAATTGCCATATTCATATTTGTGTTTTTGTTTTTCATATACTACTAATATACCGTATTTTTATGTAAAAATCAACAAAAAAATGGAATAATTGTCCGATTCTTCCGTAGCTAGTCGGTATTCTGGCACATAAAGAACAAAAGAAGAACAAAAACCGTTATAAATAGTAGAAATTAACTAAAAATTGAGGAAATTATGGCAAAAATGCGTGAATTTCTGTTCTGGAACGAATCAGGACAAGAAGAAAAGAAAGAAAATACAAGTTTTAAGAAGGCTGTTAAGTCAGTCCAAGAGAATTTTAAGAATCAACTGATTGGATTTGAATATATTAGTAAAAAAGGCAAAAAAATCGTATCTTCAATACAATTACCACTTGGTAGAAAGAAAAAAATAGGTAGATAATGGCAAAATTAAGTAAAACCTTCGTTGCAAGGGAAAAAAACTATAAAAAATCATCATTAGGTAAGAAAAAACGAAGTGTTAAGTTTTCATCAATGAATAAATCTAAAAAACGTAGTTGGAAAGCGTATAACGGGCAAGGAAAAGGTTAATATGGCCGTAAGAGAGGGAGATAAACTTACAACTGGTCATGGATGTGACGCAATTACAAGTTTAGCAATATCTTTAGTTAGAACAGTTAAGGCAAACGGTATTGTAGGTGCTGTTTTAGGTACTCCAACAGTAGTTCATTTAGTTCCACCTGATATTCCGCCTTGTCAAACTCACTCATCAACGTTGAAACAAGGATCGTTAAATGTATTAATAGGTGGTATACCTTGGGGACGTATAGGTGATAGTGCTGACGCAGGTGCAATGATTTCAGGATCCTTAAACGTTTTAGTAAACGGCAGATAATTCATATAAATATTGATATGGCCTTTTCAAACTATGACGCAACAACAACAAATAAAAGTAAAAGATCAAATCGAATCTATAGTGATTTAAATTTGAGTTTTACTAAAAATCCTGCTACAAAGGATGTTGCAAAATTATTTGATGTACAGGCAATTAAAAGAGCTGTTAAAAATATAATTTTAACAAATAAGTATGAAAGACCTTTTAATTCTGACTTTGGATGTAACCTAAGAGGATTTTTATTTGAAAATATAACTGAACCATTATTAGTTATTATTAAAGATAGAGTTGCTATGGCAATTGAAAAATATGAACCAAGAGTTTCGGTAGAGGATGTTGTGGTTCAAAATGATGAAGAAAATAATGGATTAAATATTATGGTTTCATTCTTAATTAACGGCACAGAAGCACCAGTTTCAGTATCAACATTTTTACAAAGAGTAAGATAATATGAGTTCACACAGACTAGACATATCAGAATTAGATTTTGAAAATATAAAAGGTTCACTTAAAAGATTTTTATCCAATCAAAACGAATTTAAAGATTACGACTTCGAAGGAAGTTCATTAGCAATTTTATTAGACTTACTTGCTTATAATACACACTATTTGGCTTACAATGCTAACTTTGTTGCCAATGAAATGTTTTTAGATACAGCACAATTAAGAAGTAGTGTTGCTTCATTGGCCAAATTGGTTGGCTATACTCCCAATTCAGCTAGAGCACCAATCGCTGATTTAAAATTAGTAATCAATGATGGTACAGGATCAATAATTACAATTCCAGCAGGTACAAAATTTACATCATCAATAGATGATCTTACGTATTCATTCGTTACGGTTGCTGATAAAACAGTTCAACCTGTTGACGGAGTTTATACTGCACAAAGTTTAAATGTTTATGAAGGAACTTATGTAAGTTACAATTACACTTATGATGAACAAGACATTGATCAAAGGTTTTTAATATCAAGTGATAGAGTTGACACAACTACAATTAAAGTTGTAATTCAAAATAGTGCTTCAGATGTTACTACAAATGTTTATACAAAAGCAACCTCAATTACAGAATTAGATGGCACATCAAAAGTTTTCTTTTTACAAGAAGCAGAGGATGGTCAATACGAAATTTATTTTGGTGATGGTGTAATTGGTAAAAAATTAGATGACGGAAACATTATAAATGTAAGTTATGTTGTAACTAATAAAACAGAAGCAAATGGTGCTACAGCATTTACTCTTTCAGGTTCTATTTCAGGTTTTACAGACATTACCGTTACAGTAAATTCGTCAGCACAAGGTGGTGCTGAACCAGAGTCATTACAAAGTATAAAAAGAAATACTCCTGATTTTTATTCATCACAAGACAGAGCTGTAACAATAGAAGATTATAAATCAAAAGTAAAACAACTCTACGCTAACACACAAGCAGTTTCTGCTTGGGGTGGTGAAGATGCTGAAACACCTTTTTATGGTAGAGTTTATATTTCTATTTTACCAACAAGTGGTTCTAATCTTACAGATTCTACAAAGGCAAGAATAGTAACAGACTTAAAAAAATATTCAGTTGCTTCAGTAACACCTGTAATTGTTGATCCAGAAACTACAAATGTACTTTTAACATCAACAATTAAATTTGATGAAAAAGTTACAACAAAAACTAGTGACACATTAAAATCAAATATTATAACTACAATTACAAATTATAACGCAAACACCCTACAATCTTTTGATACAATTTTTAGACACTCAAAACTTACAGGATTAATTGATGATACAGATGAAAGTATTTTATCAAATATAACTACTGTAAGATTAAGAAAGTCTTTTATACCTACAATTGGCAGTTCAACAAAATATACAATTAATTTTGCAAACGCATTATACAATCCACATTCTGGTCACGCTTCTGTTGAGGGTGGTATTTTATCTTCAACAGGATTTAAAATAGATGGTGATACAACAAATATTTGGTTCTTGGATGATGATGGACAAGGAAATGTTAGAAGATATAGAATGGATGGTTCAGTAAGATCATATGGTAATAGTACACAAGGTACAATAGATTACTCAACAGGTAAAGTTGAAGTAAACTCTTTAAATGTTTCAAACATAGAAAACATTAGAGGTGCAGCTTCAACAGTTATCGAAGTGACAGTAAAACCAAATTCAAATGATTTAGTTCCAATTAGAAATCAAATATTAGAAATAGATGTTGCAAATAGTTCAGTCACAGTAGAGGCTGATACACTAGTAGGAGGCTCAGCAAACGCTGGTATTGGATATACCACGACTAGTAGTTATTAGATGAAATGGCCGACTTTAAAGATAAAATATCAAACCTTTTAAATTCACAAGTACCTGATTTTGTACTTGAAGATCATCCGTTATTTTTAGACTTTATAAAAGCGTATTATCAGTTGATGGAATCAGCTGAGATTAAATTAACAAATATTGGAGATCCAGATCATCTTCAATTAGATAGTTCAGCTAATGTAAATAATTTTTTATTATTAGATGGTACAAATGTAAACAAAGATGATTCTACAGATAGAATACTTTTAGAAGATACATCATATGGTGATTTTATAAATGGTGAAACAATTACAGGCGCTACTTCAGGTGCAACTGCTACTGTTTTAGTAGAAGATGTTGACGCAGGTTCTCGTTTATTTGTTACACATCAAAATAAATTTATAGAAGGTGAATTAATTACAGGCACATCTTCAGGCGCTCAAGCAAACATTGGTAAGTATAGAGCCAATCCAGTTCAAAACATACAACAACTTTTAGATTACGCTGATGTGGATAAAACTATATCAGGATTCTTAACTAAATTTAGAAATTCATTTTTAACTTCTATACCTGATACATTAGATGGTGATGTTAACAAAAGAAATCTAATTAAAAATATTAAATCACTTTATCAAGCAAAAGGAACAAAACGTGCAAGTGAAATATTTTTTAAACTATTATTTAACGAAGAAGCTGAGATAAGATATCCAAAAGACAATATTTTAAGAGTGTCGGATGGTAAATGGGATACAAAAAAAATATTACGTTGTATAGAAATTGGTAATTCTGACGCTACAAATCTTATTGGACAAACTATAACACAACCAAACAATTTAACAGATTCATCTATTAATGAGGCAACAGCTATTGTTGAAGATGTTTTTAAATTTATTATTGGTGGACAAGAAGTTGTAGAATTAGTTTTAGGAGATACTTCAGTAAACGGTACATTTATTTCAGGACAAACAATAACTGGAGTAAGTAATACTGATTTAGATGTAACTATATCTGTTACAGTTACAGGTATTCTTAATAATAAAGTCATAACAAATGATGGTGCATTATATAGTGAAGGTGATAGTGTATCATTAACTGCTGGTGGAACAGGAGCATCTTTAAAACTTGGACCAGTCGGTTCTGGTTCAATACAAGAAATTGTTATAGATGATGGTGGTGCAAATTATGAAGTTGGTGATGTTGTTAATTTTAGTTTTGGTAATGCATCAGCTAAAGTTTCTGTTGTTAATGGAGGTGTTACATTAGAAGATGGTACAGGCTCTGGTCAACTTATTTTAGAAGATGAAACAATGGTTGATGACTCATACTTTGGAAATAAAGTTGTACAAGAAGTTGGTGGCAATGTAGGAGATATAACAGACATTCGTTTAATATCTAATGGTAATGGATTTACATCTTTACCTACACTTACAGTTACATCTAGTTTAGGAACAGGTGCAAAAGTTTTAGCATACGGTTCTGAAATAGGAAGAGCATTAACAATAAATGTTGTTGAAGCTGGATACAATTATCAAGCCTCTCCTGCTCCAACAATAATTTTACCAACATATCTTTTAGTAACCAATGTTTCAGGAACATTTACAGCAGGTGAAACTGTTTCTGGATTAGGTTCAGATGGTTCGTCTGTCATAACTGCTACAGTAGTTTCATTTAATACAGATACAAACATATTAAAATTATCAGATACAACAGGAGTGTATGGTACAAATATTACAGTTACAAGTTCTGGTGGTGCAACAGCGACTGTTAGTAAATTAGAACAAGCAACAGGTACTATAGATGTAGCTGGTGTAATTACAACCGATGGTGCTTTTTTAAATGAAGACGGTTGGGTATCTGAAGATACAATGAAAATACAAGACAGTTTATTGTATCAGGATTACTCATACATTATTAGAGTTGGAAGATCAATCAATGAATGGAGAGATAGTTATATTAAAACACTTCACTCTGCTGGTTTTTATTTTCAAGGTGAAATTACAATTGAAACTCAACTAGACGCTCAGATTAAAAGAGTAACAGGAATAAATTCTGGTGTAACACAAATTTTAAAATCAGTAATAACAAGATTATATTCATTTATAGTTGGAAGAAGATTAGGTACTGAAACTGATGGAACAACATTAAGAGTAAATGCAAAATTAGGTGTATCAGCTGATTTAGATAGTGGTACAATTACACAGTTTGATAAAACAACAAGAGATGTAACTTTAAAAACACAGCCAATTAATATAGATTATGTAAGTAGAGTTAGAAGAAATTTATCCAACCCATCAGGCGATTTAGTAAATGTAAGACAAGGATTTGCATATGCTGGGCCAAGATTTGGCGTTTTAAACAAATTTATTAATAGTGCTTTTGGAGTTACTGCAAACAATTCATTTAGTAGTAGTGGTATTACTTTTGCAATATTAAATGATATAAAAGTTCAAGGTACAAGAACATC